CAGCAAGGATCTTCTGACGCCGGCGGAGCGGCTCCGGTACTACCCGAAGTTTGCGGTGGAAGGGTTGCTGCGTGCTGATAGCGCCGGCCGCGCTTCCTTCTACGCCGCTATGGTCAACAACGGGATCCTGACGCGCGACGAAGTCCGCGAACTGGAAGACCGGGAGCCCATGGGCGGCAATGCAGCGGTACTCACGGTCCAAACGGCTTTGGCGCCACTGGACAAGCTTGGCCAGGCCGAAGACGGCAACGCCGCCCGCGCATCGATGCGTGCCTTCCTCGGCGTGCCTGACGCCACCAGCAAGGAATAAGAGATGACCCTCCGTGCAACCCCGGGCGTCCCTAGCGGACGCCCGCAGATGGACGTGCGTAGCTACATCGCGCCGTCTGCGTTTGATCGCTGGGATTCCAGCATTCGCGCCGCAGCCGAAAGCGAACAGGACCGCACGATCGGCGTCTACGACGTGATCGGAGAAGACTGGTGGACCGGTGGTGGTTTCACCGCCAAACGGATGTCAGCCGCCCTGCGGTCTCTCGGCAAAGGGCCGGTGACTGTGGCGATCAACTCGCCCGGTGGCGACATGTTCGAAGGCCTGGCGATGTACTCGATGCTGAGAGAGCACCCCGGAGAGGTGACCGTGAAGGTCATGGGAATCGCCGCCTCCGCCGCTTCGATCATTGCAATGGCCGGCGATCAGGTCCAGGTGGCGCGCGCCGGTTTTCTGATGATCCACAACTGCTGGCTGCTCGCAGCAGGCAACCGGCACGAGCTGCGCGAGATCGCCGACCAGCTGGAGCCGTTCGACCAGGCGATGGCGGACGTTTACGCAGCCCGCACCGGCGAAGACGTCAAGGCGATGCAGAAGCTGATGGATCGCGAGTCCTACATCGGCGGCAGTGCTGCCGTATCGCAGGGGTTCGCCGATTCCCTTCTCGACTCTGACGAAATCGGCAAGACCGACGACGGCAAGAACGCCTCAGCCGTTCGCAGGATGGAGGCCGCGCTGCGGGCATCTGGGATGCCCAAGTCCGAGGCAATGCGACTGATCAGCCAATTCAAGTCCAGCGCGGGTGAACCCGCTGGCAGCGGTGAGGGCGAGCCCACCGAACACGGCCAGCGTGACGCTGCCGGCTTCACGACCACCGCGGCGCTGGCCGCGAACCTCACCACCATCCTGTAAGGAGAGCCTAAATGGCCCAGATCGACGACGACATCAAGAACATCAACGCCAGCCTCGGGCAGGTGAACGAACAGCTGAAGAAGCACGCAGAGCAGGCCAAGGCCGACATCAGCGCGCATGCACAACTGTCCGAAGAGACCAAGGGCAAGGTTGACCAGCTTTTGGTAGCCCAGGGCGAGCTGCAGGCCAACCTGCAGGCAGCGCAGCAGGTGATCGCCAAGCTCGAGCAGGGCGGCGGGGTGCCCGCCAAGGCCCGCACCATTGGCGAGGTCGTGGCGACCTCCGACGTGTGCAAGAACTTCAACCCGGGCATGCAGGGCAGTTTCACGGTCAAGGCCGCGATCACCCGCGAGGACGCTTCCGCAGGCACTCTGATCGAGCCGCAGCGGGTGCCGGGCGTGGTGGCCACGCCGAACCAGCGCCTCTTCCTGCGCGATCTGCTCAGCTGGGGCACCACGACGTCGGACAGCATCGAGTACGTGCGTGAGACCGGCTTCACCAACAACGCCGACGTCGTCGCCGAGAACCCGACCAACCCGAAGCCCGAGTCCGATCTGGCGTTCGAACTGGACTCGGCGAAGATCGCCACCATCGCGCATTGGATCCGCGCGTCCAAGCAGGTCCTGCGCGACGCCGGCATGCTGCAGGCCTACATCAACGGCCGCCTGATGTACGGCCTGAAGCTGAAGGAAGAAGCCCAGCTCTTGAAGGGCTCGGGCGTTGGGCTGAATATCAACGGCCTGTACACCCAGGCGACGACCTACGCGAACCCGGGTGTGGTGGTGCAGAACGAGACCGCCATAGACCGCCTGCGCATTGCCATGCTGCAAGTCACCCTGGCCGAGTACGAAGCCGACGGCATCGTGCTGAACCCGATCGACTGGACCACCATCGAGCTGTCGAAGACCACCGAGAACGCCTACCTCTTCGCCACGCCGCGTGGCCTGGCCGTTCCCGGCCTCTGGGCACGACCGGTCGTGGCCACCAAGGCCATGGATCTGGGCGACTTCCTGACCGGAGCCTTCAAGATGGGCGCCCAGGGCTGGGACCGCGAGCAGGCGAACATCACCGTCTCCAACCAGGACCGCGACAACTTCGTCAAGAACATGGTCACCATCCTCTGCGAAGAGGACGTGGGCCTGACTGTCTTCCGCCCGGAGGCCTTCGTGAAGGGCGGATTCGACGGCCTGCCGGTCACCGATGGCGCGGGCGCCGGCGGCTGATCCCCTGAAGCGCCCGGTAGCCCCGGGCGCTTCCCCTGACGAAGGAACCGAAAAATGGCCAAGGTCATTGCACTCACCTCGTTCGAACACCACGGAAGCCGCAGCCGCGGCGCGCAGTTCGACGTATCCGCCCAACACGCAGACTTGCTGGCCAAGCGCGGCCTCGTGCAGCTGGCTGGGGAGACCGCCCCTGCCGGCGGCGGCCCCGCGGTGCCGGCGAGCGAGACCAACGATGGCACTCAGCTGGTCCGCCAGAAGGCTGCCGACGCCATCGCGGCGATTGCCGCGGTGACAGACCTCGTTCTGCTTGACGCAGCGTTGAAGGCGGAAACTGCCAAGGGCGACAAAGCTCGTGCCACGGTAGTTGAAGCGCTTGAAGCCGCCATCAAGGCCGCAACTCCGGCCCAGGCCTGAGCCATGCGCTTGATCACCATCGAACAGGCCCGGCAGCACTGCCGGGTCGATAGTGACGACGACCAGATGCTGACGCTCTACGGCGGAGCGGCAGAGGACGCCGCTCAGGAGTTCCTGAATAGGCGGGTTTACGAGGATGAGGCTGCGCTGGCAGCTGCAGTGCTTAATGGCACTGCGGGCTGCGACCCGATCGTCGTCAATGACGCGATCCGTGCAGCGGTGCTCCTCACCCTCGGCCACCTGTATGCGAACCGCGAAAACGTCATCACCGGCAGCGCAGTTTCGGAGATGAAGGAAGGCACCCGCAGCCTGCTCTGGCCCTACCGGGTCGGGCTGGGGGTTTGACGTGGCCTGCCAGGGTTGCCAGCGGCGCCGTGCCTGGCTGTTGAAATGGATGGGGATTGCCAATGAACGAGCAAAACGAGCTGTCGGAAGCGCTGACGGCCTCGGCCGCAGCACAGATGGCGCAGGCGGAAGCGATGATGGCCCTGGCGCAAGCGCTGGCGGAAAACGCGGAGGCGACCAACCGGCTGATGGACTACGTCTGCCAGAGTGAGGACGTGGAGGCTGATCCGGACCCGGGCACCTACATGAGCGGGAAGCCGCGGTGATCGCCGCCGGACGCCTCCGCCACCGGGTCCTGATACAGAACCCCGTGGAGAGCCAAGATCCCAGATCCGGTGCACCCATCACGACGTGGACCGATCTGGCCACCGTGTTCGCGGAAGTCGTGCCGGCGTCCGTCCGCGAGTTCGTCGCCGCCCAGGCCGTCGACAGTGAGGTGACCGCTCGCATCACCATCCGGCACCGTGCCGGTGTCACCGACAAGAGCCGCATCATCCACAGGGGGCATGTCTACAACGTGCACGGCGTGCTGGCTGACCCGGTCAGCGGGCTGGAATACATGACGTTGCCATGCAGCGAGGGGGTCAACGATGGCTGACGACATCCGGTTCGACGTCAGCGGCCTCGCCGGTGTTCGAGAGCGCATGAAGGGGCTGAAGGCGGAGGTAAACATTCGCGCGGGAAGGACGGCGCTGCGCGCGGCATCGCAAGTGCTCCGCGATCAGGCGCGGGAGAACGCAAGAAAGCTTGACGACCCAACGACCCCTGAGGAGATCTGGAAAAACATCGATATTCGATGGAATTCGAGAGCATTCAAGCGTGATGGCGTCCTGCCATTTCGATTGGGTGTCCTTGGTGGTGCGCGCAAGTACGGTAGGACCGTACTGAACGTACGGCGCCAGAGGGTCGGTCAGACCTACAGGACGCTCGGCAGCGCAGCCAATCCCGGTGGAGATACCTGGTATTGGCGGTTTCTCGAGTTCGGAACCGAGCAGACGGCGGCACGACCTTTTTTGCGGCCGGTCGCGTCTCAGGCAGGGCAGAAGGCGATTGACGTGTTTGCCACGAAGCTGAGCGAAGGCATTGATCGGGCACTGGCCAAGCAGGTGCAGGGAGCGCCGAAGTGATCGCCCCCATCTTCCAGGCCTGCACCGCCAGCGAGGCGGTGTTGGCTCTCTTCGGGGCCAACCCCACGCGGGTCTACCCGTTCGGACTCGTCGAGAAGCCGCCGGCGCGGCCCTACGTGGTATGGCAGACCATCGGCGGGGAGCCGGCCCAGTACCTCCGGGACCGCCCTGACGTGGATGGCTACTCACTGCAGATCGATGTCTACAGCGACGACCCCGTCTCGCTGCTGCCGGCCGCGCTGGCGATCCGCGACGCGATCGAGGGCAGGGCCTATGTCACCCGCTGGGGTGACCAGGTGAAAGACCCCGAAACCAAACTGTACCGCTACTCGTTCGACGTGGACTGGCTCGTGCCGCGCTGAAGACGTTCGTCCGTTTCACCCACCCACACCCCGCACTGCGGGGTTTTTTTATGCCCGTAGGGAGACATTCATGAGCATGCTGACGCAAGGCACCCAGCTGTACGGCCTGATCAATGGCCAGATCCGCGAGATCGAGTGCATCACCAACTTCAACCCGGGCGCGAACCCGGCGGACCAGATCGAAGACACCTGCCTGTCCGAGACGAGCAGCCGCACCTACAAGAAGGGCCTGCGCACGCCCGGCCAGGCCTCGGTCACGATCAACGCCGACCCGCGCAACGAGAGCCACTACCTGATGTGGGAGCTGGGGGAGGCGGCTTCGGATGAGCTGATCCAGTGGGCTATCGGCTGGTCGGATGGTGTGGATATCGCCCCCACGCTGGCCCCGGGAGGCTCGATCAGCGCCATCAACGTCACCAGCGGCGGCACCGGCTACACCAGCGCACCCACCGTGACCCTGACGGGCGGCGGCGGCAGCGGCGCCACGGCAACGGCCATTGTGGATAGCGGCTCGGTGATCGGCGTTGCTATCACCAATCCTGGGACCGGCTACACCGGCGTCCCGACGGTCGCCTTCACCGGCGGCGCCGGGTCGGGTGCGGCCGCCGCTGCCGTGCGAAACGCCGAGCCGGAGATGGTGCTGCCGGAGGGGCGGACCTGGTACACCTTCCGCGGCTACGTCGCCGATTTCCCGTTCGACTTCCAGGCGAACGCAGTGGTTTCCACGGCAGCCAGCCTGCAGCGCTCCGGCGCGGGGGTCTGGGTGCGTAAGGCGGTGACCCCGTGACGGCTGCGAAGACCTCGGGCCGCAAGCAGGCGGCGCCGCCGGCGTCCGTCCCGAAGAGCAAGGCGGTATCCCTGTCGATCACTGGCCTGCTGCAGGCCGGCGCCTTCACCGGCCGCCCGGTCGAAAGGGAGATCAGCTGGCGCCAGGGCAAGCAGGATTTCACCGCCACGGTGTTCGTGCGGCCGCTGGGCTTCCAGTCCGCCATCTCCGACGTGCTCGCCGCCGGCGGCCGTGAGGACAGCGTGGCCGGCCGTATCGCAGCCTCCATCTGCGATGAGGAGGGCAAGCCCGTCTTCACCGTCGGTGACATCACCGGTGCGTCCGATGCGGACCGCGGCGCGCTGGACGGCGCCCTGACGTTGGCGCTGCTGAGCGCCATCGGCGAGGTGAACTCGCTGGGAAAAGCTACGAGCTGACACCCGAAGACGAGTTCTGGTGCGAGCTGGTGCTGAACGGCATCGGCGGCGAAACCATTGCTGTGGCGAAGGAACGCCTCAGCGCTCGTGAGGTGAGGCTCTGGGCTGCATATCGGGAACGCCACGGAGGCCTGAACCCGATGATGCGCGCCGACTGGAACGCTGGCCTGCTGGCCAGCCTGTTCGCAAATAGCAAGCGCAAGCCGTCAGCCCCGGCATTTCAAGTAACTGACTTCCTTCGATACCAGAAAGCGGAGCCGATCGGCCTTGATGAGGCGATGGCGAGCTGGGGATAACTGCACATGTCACGACGTTCTCTCGGCACGCTGACCATCGACGTCATTGCCGAGATCGGCGGCTTTGCCTCCGGCTTGGACAAGTCGGAGCGCCAGACGGAGAAGTGGCGCAAGAATGTAGAAAAGCAGGCGAAAATGGCCGGCGTTGCCTTGGGCACGGCGATCGCTGCGGGTGTAACCGGCCTGGCGGCCGGCATCGCCAAGGTGATCACCAACAGCGCGGCCGCCGAGCAAGAAGTTGCTCAGCTCGATGCGATCATCAAATCGACCGGCGGCGCTGCTGGATACACCCGCCAGCAGCTGCTGGATATGGCGGACACCCTTGCGTCCAAGTCCACGTTCAGCGGTGGCGAGATAGTCGAGGCTCAGACGCGACTGCTGTCCTACTCTGGCGTATTGGGGACAAACATCCCCCGCGCGATGCAGGCCATCATCGACCAGTCGGCTCGGCTGGGCATCAGCGTGAGTCAGTCAGCGGAGACCATCGGCCGCGCGCTGGAGTCGCCGGGCAAGGCCGCCGCAGCACTGGCGCAGTCGGGTTTCGGCGCGGCCTTCACGAAGGAGGTGCGTGGCACCATTGATGAGCTGGTGAAGGCCGGCAAGGAAGGCGAGGCCCAGGTGATGATTCTGGAAATCCTCGAAGAGTCCTACGGAGGTGCCGCCCAGGCAGCCCGTGACACCTTCAGCGGCGCACTGAAGGCGCTGCGTCACGCACTAGACGACCTCACGACGGCAAAGGATGGAAGTCTCGGTAGCGCCACCACCGCTGTGAACGAGCTGACCACGGCACTCAATGATCCGCGCACCAAGGATGGGTTCGACAAGCTCATCTCCTATGCGGTAGATACCACCGGTAACTTTCTGCGGCTCACTGGCTCGCTTGTCGAGTTCATCGCCAAGACCCGTGATCTGTCACGGCTTGATGCCGGTGGGGCGCTGAAAGATGCGAGCGAAGGCGCGCTGAACCAGCAGATTGCCACGCTGACCGAGCGACTGAAGCTCGAACAGAAGACGACCTCCGGTTTTCTGGGCCTGCCGCTCACCGGTGCCCAGGAAGAAGAGCGCCTCAAGAGAATCAACGGCCTAACCCAGCAGCGCTTGGATATTCAGCGAGAGCTGACGAGCCGCTACCTCGCTGACAACTTCAAGGGCGTCACCGCCACGGTGGACACCACAGCGGGAACACCTGAAGCCGCGGCTGAGGCAGCTCGAAAGGCGGCCGCAGCCGCGGCGGCCGATGCTGAGAACGGAAAGAAGCGGGCAGAAGCCTACAAGCAGCTGCAGCGCGCCTATGCAGCCGCCGGCCTCGAGCTGAAGCGCCAGATCGAGCTGTTCGATACCAGTACCGATAAGTCAGACAAGGCCACCAACCTTCAGAAACTGAACTTCGACTTGGCCGAGGGCGCTCTGAAGGGCCTCAACGCCCAGGAGCAAGAGCGGTTGCGGGCGCTGGCAAGCACACTGGATCGCCTCGCAGCAGTGAAGCTGGCCAACGAGGAGGCCGCCAAATCTGCCGAGTTCGCCCGGAACGCGCAGGCAGCGCTGGATAACGCGCGCGCTGCCTTGGCGGTCGAGTTTGTCGGGGCCGGGGAAGGTGCGCAGGCCAGGGAGCGAGCGCGAGACCTTCTTCAGATCGAGGCCGACTACCAGAAACAGCGGCAGGCGTTGTTCGAGCAGTACCAGTCCGGCGACATCACCGAGAGCCTCTACAAGGCGGAGACCCAGAGTCTTCAGTCTGCGCTGGATGAGCGGCTCCGAATGCAGCAGGATCACTACCGCAAGCTCGATGAGCTCAGGGACGACTGGCAGGCAGGCATGTCCGATGCCTGGGCCGATTACGCCACGAAGGCGGCAGACGCGAACCAGCACGCCTACGATGCGGTGACAGGCTTCCTGGACACCACCACCGGCGACGTGGCTGAGAGCATCGCCGATCTGGTGAAGGGAAACGAATCACTGACCGACTCGGTGAAGAACCTCGTTGTGTCCATGGGCGAGACGGTGATCGACACGCTGTCCCGCATGGCCGCGCAGTGGCTGGTGTACCAGGCGACCCAGAAGCTTGTCGGCGAGGCCACGAGCCAGTCGTCCACTGCTGCTTTGACCGGTAACGCAGTGGCCATGTCGGCCCAGGCGGCAATCGCAGCCTACGCCTCAACCGCGGCGATCCCAATCACCGGCCCCATCGCGGCGCCGGCAGCGGCCGCCGCAGCCCTCGCGGCTACCGCGCCCTATGTCGCCGCCGTCGCGGCTTCGTCCGGGCTGTCAGGCATGGCGCACGACGGTATCGACGCGGTGCCGGAGACGGGCACCTGGCTGCTGCAGAAGGGCGAGCGCGTGACCACGGCCGCCACCAGCGCAAAGCTGGACGCAACGCTGGATCGGGTTTCACGCGACACCGATGGCGGCGGCCGGGGCGACACCTTTGAGATGAATTTCAACGTGAACGGCTCCATCAGCGAACGAGAGCGGCTGATGCAAGAGCAGACGGTGAGGCGCGCGGTGAGCCTTGCGCGGCAGGACCGGGTCGCGGACACGACCTCCGGCACCGGCCCGCAATCACGCGCGATGCGCTCGAACTGGAACGTCAGAAGGAAGGTCGGGTAATGGCGTTGATCATGCAACCGCAGTGGCTGCCCGAGCCGCTGCGCGACGGGTATGGCCTGCGCCACGTCTCGCCGCTGAAGCGGTCCACGTTCGTCAGTGGCCGGTCGATGCCGCGGCGTGCCTACACGGCGACGCCCACGGAGGTCGAAGCCCGCTGGCTGCTGGACGACGGCCAGGCCGCGCTGTTCGAAAAGTGGTTCCAGGAAGGGCTGAGCGACGGCGTCGCCTGGTTCGCTTGTCGGCTGCGCAGCCCACTGGGCATGGACTACTACAAGAGCCGGTTCACCGACATCTACGACGGTCCGACGCTGACCAACAGCAACCGGTGGCTGATCACGGCACCGCTGGAGATCTACAGCCGGCCGCTGCTGGCAGACGGCTGGTCTGAGTATCCCGAAGGAATCCTGCAGGCCAGCGTCATCGACGTGGCTGCAAACAGGGAGTGGCCCAGGCCATGAGCATTCTTGAACGGCTGTATGCCTCCGGCGGCGCGGAGGTGGAGCACGAAACCCTGGCGATCGCGGTCGGCAGCAAGACCCACTACCTCACCAAGGGCTGGGAAGACATCACCGCGGTGCTGGAGACAGGGCAGGCGGTGACTTTCAA